CGTTTTGGTTTACTCATGACTTATCCTTTCTCTTGTACGTTATTCACATCTGCAAGCCAAAGCAAATGTCAATATATTTTTAATCGGCTAGCTTCACGTATTGAAGCCCACCATTTTTTCTTATTTTCCATAAACGTTCTCAATAGCAATAAGCAACTGATTTATTACTTTTTCACTACCTGAGCCACCACCAAAGTTAGTGTGAATTATGTCCGTGACATAATCTTTTATTGTTTCATGTTCGGACTGCAACTTCTCGCTATCCATGTTGTCAAACATAGCTTTAGCTCGCTCTTGCATAATCCTTTCTTTTTCTTTTTCATCCATGTGTCTATCCTTTCTGTATGTGTTTGGTTTCCGTGTGAAGCCAAATCGATTGACCTTTAAAGCAAATCATACAAATCATACGTATCGTAGTTTTATATTTAAAATATTTATTTATAAATATTTTATGGTTATTGGTTTTATGGTTTGGTTTCAACAGTGAGTGTGGTAACCGTGTGCGTGTGTGTGTAAGAAATGATGTGGTCGTGTGGTTATTCATAAGTGATTGTGGTACTCGTGTGGGGATTTGTAGGCTTAAAAAAAATACCTAGTGAGCCGAAACCCACTAGGTAAATTATTAGATACCGTATTGTAATGATATGTTTATATCATCAATACAGTGTGAACATCCACCATCTAAGTAATGTGTATCACTTGATAGCGTAGAGTGGTATAACTCTTGCTCGATTACTTCTTGAGAAGTTCCTCCAATGTAGTCTTGTTGATTACTTTGAGTTGTTTCTTTGTAATCGAGCTTGACACTTTTCCCGTGTCAGATACCTTGATTGTAGCGACACCTTGCAGGAGCATGTTCTTGATTTTGTCGGGTGTACTTGAATTGTAGCAAGTTTCCCAATCCACGAGGTCGTGGAACTTACCGTCAAGAACATACGATACATTGTATCGTCTTTTGAAATTGTCCTTTTCTAGTTGTCGTCTACGGGTAACTAACATTCCGTCTTGGAATTTAGTTGTTGTACCTACTTGGTGAGGTGAATACTCTACACCAGGTATTAGTTTGTTACTAGGCATTAGCTAGTCCTTTCTGTTATGTATGTACGTTTTGTACATACTTCGTACTCTTGTATGAAGTATGTATTACTTTATTAGTTTACTACATAGATAAATTATCTCTCTGAATAGACCTTTACTCTCTCGTTTCGGGAAGAGCGACTAGGCTAGTCCTTAGTCGGGTCGACTGAAGGATAATTTAGCTCTACGAATTAGAGAGATACGGTATTGTGAGCCTAGCGAACTAGGAGAGCGTAGTGAACAATATTAGAACGAATTATAAAACAACTTGTTGCATAGTTGAGTAGTAGGTGAAAGAAATTGCAAATGCAATTTCCGAATGGGCCGCAGCCTACGTGCGAAACTTTTAGACGAGAGAAATAGGGTAGTATAGACTATTTCTTGAGTATAACTTTTATCAATGAGTTCTTAAGTTAATTGACCTAATGAGTAGTGTAGTTGTGGGGAAAGTGTGTGATGTAAATAGACGGGGGGTATGTTTTAGAAAGAGAAATATAGTCTATTACGTATATGTGTGGTACAGCTCATACGTATGCATATCAGTACTAGATAGTTATATATAGGTACACGGAGATGTTACTTAGTCCCGCTGCGTCATGCTACGGGTTTAATGTACCATAGGGGTGTATATGTACTGTAAGCACTAGGAATATTAATGGTAATTCTTGGTAAAACTTAGGGCTAGTTACAGGTTACTTATGGGATTACGTACTAATTAGGGGTAATTAATACACTGTTGAGACATACTAGCCCTACAAGTATGTTAACAGTTATTGGCAATAATTGGTAGTTTATTTGTTAATATTATTTATTTGTTTTAATGGAGTGTTGTTCAGTGTTTTGTGAGCGTACGGGCATTTATGCTTGTTATATAAAAAAGCTCTAAAACGCTCTTACAATATCTTTCCGTGGTCCTTGGGTACTGCTTTTTGAGGTAATCCCTATCCTAACTTAAGAGTCAGTAAGCAGCTTTCGTACGCCCGGTATCCGCTTTACCTGTAACCACATCTCAACATTGTGTTTGTTGATTTTTATAATAACATACTTTAATAAATAAAGTTGATTATTATTAATTACTTAATGGGAACTATACACGAATTTAGAGACGATTACAACATTGGGTTACTAGGTGAAAACTTAATTAAGGATTATTACAACTCTAGGTACACATCAGAAGGTAAAGAGATATATATAGTACGACCTGCAGAGAAATGGGAACAAGAACAGGGAGCAGATTTTTTTGTAGTTAACAATAAGTTGGGTACAAAATACTTTGAGGTCAAAACTGATACTCAAAGTAAAGATACAGGGAATGTAGCACTAGAAATACAAATAGTGTATGAGGGTACAAAAAGTATTGGTTGTGCGTTGAAAACATTCCCTGATTATCTTTTTTATTGGATATACCCAACAACAAAAGTTTTATATTGGAATCCTAAAAAATTAAATCCATACATTGTTGATTGGTTACTAGATAATCCAAAGATAGTAGAAACAAAAAATAAAAATTTTTTTTCTCGCTCTATGCTTGTAAGCGTTAAAAACCTCAAGCAAACTGGCGTAGTATACACGCTAGACGTACCATTAGCGATAGTAGAAAAAAACAAGTAACCAGTTTACAATTATGTAATGAAGGTATGGATAGACCAGGATTTATGTACTGGTGATGGATTATGTGAAGAAATAGCACCTGATGTTTTTATAGGTTTAGATGATGGTTTGTATTATGTCAAAGAGGGCGAAAAGATATTTTCTGTAGAACACGGTAATGTTGGTGGTGCAGATGGTTTAGCTACTGTGCCTAGTGGACAAGAAGAAGCAGTAATTGAATCTGCAGAGGAATGCCCGGGCGAATGCATAATGATAGAACCTTGAAAAAATTAACTAATTGTAAAAAATGCAAGCATAAATTTTTAATGCATAAAGGTTTTAGAGTTTGTGGTAATCTAGGTTGTACAGAATATTTTAAAAAATTTGGAGGTAAAATTGTACGGAAAAAAAATGAAGAAGAAGAAGAATAAAGGTAGAAAAAGAACTAGATATTAAAGTTTGAGTATGTGTAGGTGCGAGGACCTTTAACTGAGGAAACCACTGCCTACAATACTCAATAAGAGTGGAGGTCCTTAGTGGCAAAAATAAAAAAACAACGTAATATATTTACAACACCACAAGATTTAAAACAATGGTCAATAGACCTTAATGAAGCATGTGGTAGTATAATTACTAACAAGAAACCTAATGTAAGCAAAATAGATACATTAGTTGAAAAGTTTGTAATTGATTATAATTACAATATGGAGATGATAAATAATGCCACCAAAGAAGAAGAGTAGTACAAGGAAAAAACCTGCTAGAAAACCTATTAACGCCAAAACAAAAGCAACGCTTCAAAAAAAGGCTAAGAACTCTAAATATACGTACGGTCAGTTGGCGGCTGTATACAGGCGTGGACAGGGTGCTTATCTTTCTTCGGGAAGTAAATCAGCTTCTATGGCAGCTTGGGCTATGGGTAGAGTTAACTCTTTTATTAGGGGTGGTCATTCTCAAGATAATGATTTAAAGAAAAGAAAAAAATAATTATTATGAAAAAAACCTCTAAACGTAAAGTCAAATATGAGAAAGGTGTACCTGCTAAATATTTAAAAAATAAAAAAAATCCTAAATCAAAAGTAGCAGCAGAGATAAAAAGAACTGCTAAAGCATATAAAGAAGGTAGATTTATAGATTTAAAAGCCGTACAAAAATCAAGAGCTACAACTAAAAGGAGGAAAAAAAGATGAAAAAAGTTAAAGGTGTAGATGTTTCTAGTTTGACAAAAAGACAACAAGATACTCTTAAAAGACACTCAAAACATCATACTAAAAGACATATAAGTTATATGGTAAACTCTATGAAAAGAGGTACAAGTTTTAGTAAAGCACACGTTAATGCACAAAAAAAGGTAGGTAAATAATGCCAAAAACTAATGGTCAATATTCTGAAGCTCAGAAAAAAATTGCAAGAGTTGCACCACCATTTGATAAAATAACAGGAGCAGATTTTAAAAAACTACGTCAAAATGGTAAAAGAAAACCAAAGATGAGCTAATGACACAAGTTAGTTGGATGTGGGGTGGCAAAAGACATTATGGAACTCTTATTAGAGAAACAAAAACTCACAAGTTTGCAAGAACAAAAAATGGTAAAATAAAAAAAATAAAAAAATAATATGGCACATAATACAGCAAGAAAAAAAAATTTAATAAAAAAACATAATTTATCAGGAGTCAATAAACCTAAAAGAACTCCTAAGCATCCTACTAAATCACATATTGTTTTAGCACAAGAAGGTCATCAACTTAAATTAATTAGATTTGGACAACAAGGTGCAAAAACTGCAGGTAAAAAACAAGATGCAAGGTCTAAAGCAAAAAGAAAATCTTTTAAAGCAAGACATGCAAAAAATATAAAAAAAGGAAAAATGTCTGCTGCTTACTGGGCAGATAAAACTAAATGGTAGACATTGAAAAAAATTTAATTTGTCAAAGCCCTACATGTAAAACAATTCTTAAAGGTAGGCAAAGAAGATATTGTTCAGTAACTTGCAAAAGATATGTGCAAAATCAAAGAGCATTACATGGTGATAAAACTTTAGGTGTTCCTAAACCACAAAAAAAGAATGCTACCTCTCGTAAAGGAGAGTTTTATGACCAGTTTTTAGAAGATGGTTATGCATTAGAAATGTTAAAAGGAGAACTAAGTGCTAGAGAAGTTGCAGACTTATATCAAATATCTCCTGCACAAGTATCAAGAATGTATGCAGCATTTATAGAAGATAAAGAATTAGAAACAAAAAGGGAAGAATGGACTGTTCCAAAAGATGCAATAGAGTCTTTAGAAAATTTTAAAAAATTTAGAGATAGATATTTTAAAACAGAAACTGGACAAAAATATGAAACACCTGAATTTCAAGATAAATGGGTAAAGTCCATAGCAAATAATATTGCTGATGGTGGCAACTTAATGATATTAAGCCCACCTCGTCATGGTAAAACTGAATTACTTATACATTTTGCTATATGGCAAATATGTAGAAATCCTAATGTAAGAATTATGTGGGTTGGTGGAAATGAAGATATTGCAAAAAATGCAGTAGGTTCTGTATTAGACCATTTAGATTCTAACCAAAAATTAATTGAAGAGTTCTGTGGACCAGGACAAACATTTAGACCAAAGAGTAGGTCAGGTAAAAACTGGTCACAAACAGCTTTTTCAGTAGCAACAAGAAACGTAACTGGTATTAAATCACCAACTATGGTTGCTGTAGGTAAAGGAGGAAAGATTTTATCTCGTGACTGCGACCTGATTATAGCAGATGATATTGAAGATTTTGGTTCAACTGCACAACCATCAGGTAGAGCAGCAACAAAAAGATGGTGGACAACTACATTATCATCACGTGTTGAGGCTCATACTGCTGTTGTAGTAATTGGCTCAAGACAACATTCAGATGATTTATATAATTCTTTATTAGATAACAATGCTTGGAACAATATTGTAGAACAAGCACATTCAGATGATTGTGAAATACCGGAACAAGATTTTGATGAACATATTGATTGTATGTTATGGAAAGGTAAAAGAGATTACAAATGGTTAAATACACAGAAAGAAGCATCAGCAACTACTGGTGGTGTACATGTATTTGAAATGGTATACCTCAATAGAGCAAATCCAATAGGTACAACAATATTTAATCCTGAGACTATAACAAAATGTTTTGATGATACATTAGATATTGGTGAGGTAAAAGAATCTTGTTATTTAGTAGCAGGTCTTGACCCTGCTGCTACAGGTTATCAAGCAGCATTTTTATGGGCTATATACGATAGTTCACCTTTAAAAATGCAAATGGTTGATATTGAAAATAATAAAGGTGGAGGTATCAAAGAAGCATTAAGAGTTATGAAAGAATGGAAGGAACGACATGGTTGTTATCACTGGGTTATAGAAGAAAATGCATTTCAAAAAGCAATTAGACAAGATACAGAGTTAAGAGATTATTGTGCAACAAATGGAATTATACATGAAGGTCATCAAACACAAGCAAAAAATAAATGGGATTCAAGATATGGTGTTACATCAATGACATCTTTATTTGCTGAAGATAAAATTATCTTACCCTACAAATCTGTAGAAGCTAAAATTAAATCAGATTTGTATAAAAAACAATTATCTTTCTTTGCTAGTAAAGGTAGGGGTTATAAATCAGATATAGTTATGGCTAGTTGGTTTCCAATGAAAGTTGTAAGAAGATTACAAACTGCAAGATTTGATGATATGATGGTAGAATATAGTCCGAGTTTTAGCGGAATAAATACGGCATCTTGGAATGATGCACCTTGGAGATAAATGTTAGTTAAAGATATTTTAAACAGAGCAGTACATCTTAGAAATATGCATAAAACTGCTTTAGTTGATAGACATAGATTTAGAGCAATTATGAATGGTGGTGCTGATGGAATAAGAGCATTACTTGGAAATCAACTTGACATGATGGATGAGTCTTTATTACCTGCACCAAACTTGCTTATGTCAGGTTTAGATAGACTTGCACAAAAACTAGGACGAGTTCCTAACTTAAGAGTTGATTTAACTAACCCAAGAGATTCTGAAAGGTCAAAAAGAAAAAAAGAAAAGCTAGAACGTATTATTACATCATTTGACCAAATGCAAAATCTTAAAGGTCAGTTACCTCAAGTAGCTAGATGGTTACCTGGTTATGGTTTTGCTGTTTGGATTATTACTACAAAACAAGATGCTGAAGGTAATTCATATCCTGTAGCAGAATTAAGAGACCCTTATGATTGTTTTCCTGGATATTATGGTGCTAATCAAACACCTGATGAACTTGTAACAGTTAGAACAGTACCTGTTAATGAATTAATAAATATGTACCCTGAACTTAAAGCATATTATAACGACCCGGAATCTAATAAAGATAAAGAAACTAATCAAAGTTATACAAATTTAGGTTATCAAAATTATGAAGAAGGGTCATGGGAAAATTCAAATGATAATGGAGATAATATTATTGAATACATGAATGCAGAAGGAACTTATATAGTTCACCCTGCTTCAGCAAAAATAGTTGATTTTGTGCCTAATCCTTTACAATCAGGTCCTGCATTTGTAGTAGCTAAAAGATTTAGTTTTGACCAACTACAAGGACAGTTTGACCAAACAATAGGTTTAATGTCATCAATGGCAAAAATAAATATTATGTCAATAATTGCTATGGAAGATGCAGTATTTACAGAAACTAATGTAGTTGGTGAAATAGAGTCAGGACAATACAGAAAAGGACGATTTGCAGTGAATTATTTAACACCTGGTTCACAAGTAGTTAAACCTGTAAGTAATTTACCTTATCAACTATTTGAGCAAGTAGGTCGAATTGAAAGACATTTAAGAGTAGTAGCAGGATATCCTGTACAAGATGATGCAATATCTCCTAATTCTTTTGTAACAGGAAGAGGTTTAGAAGAACTTCAAAGTGGTGTATCTCTTATGGTTAGAGAGTATCAACAAATATTATCAAAAGCATTAGAAGATGTTGACTATAAAAGACTCGAACTAGATGAAATTTTGTTTGCAAGTAAAAGAAAACCTTTATCAGGTTATATCAAAGGAGCAGCATTTTCTGAAAATTATACTCCTGGAACAGATATAAATAAAAATTATAAAACTACAAGAGTTTATGGAACTATGGCAGGATTTGATGAGCCACAAAAAATTATTACAGGATTACAGTTATTACAAGCAGGTATTATTGATAGACAAACAATGCAAGAAGAAATGGATGGATTACAAGACCTTACAAAAATAAACGATAGAATCACAAAAGAACGTGCAGAAAGAGTTTTATTTGAATCTTTACTTGCTAGGTCTCAACAAGGAGATATGCAAGCGATGGCAGCTATTACAGAAATATATAGAAATCCAAACAAAATAGATAATATATTAGAAGAATTTTTCTCAGAACAAGTAGAAGCCCAACAGGCTGCAGTTGCACAGCAACAACAACCAGGAGCTGCTTTAGGACAAGGACCATCGTCAGTACAAGATATATTTGCACAGATTGCGGCAGGTCAATAATGCAAGAATATTTTAACGAAAAATTTATTAATATGATATTAGAAGAATATCCTGAATTTAATAATCAACCTTTTACAGAGGAATATCAAGACGGACTTTTATTTAATGCAGTAACTATTGCACAGTTTCCAGGTATGAGAATTGATTTATTAATTATAAGAGGTGAAGATGACACGAGGAGATAAATTAAACTACAGTCCAGGAAAAGATAAAATAAATCCATCTGATTTGGTAGGAGGTGGACAAGACTTAGAAAGAGCAAGAAACGCAGAATTAGTTAGAAGTTTTGAACAATACAAAGAACCTGAAGTTGGGGAGTTAGTACAACAAGTTGAGCCAATAGATACAGCTAGGGCAACAGGTCAAGGGGTCACTCCGCTTACAGCAGAGACACAAAGAAAAAATGTATCAGCAATAGATGACTCACTTATGTCACAGCCACGTGTTCCTGTAGATAAATTAGCAGTATTAAGGACATTATATAATGTATATCCTGATGTAGATATATTAGCCTTAATGGAAAGTGAGATGAAGAAGCAACAAAATACTTATGGTGCTAGTTAAGGAGAAATAAGTATGAGATTTTCACAATATTGGGTTGACCCTGATGTCGAGTTGCAACTGCTTTTTGACCAAGAAAGAGAAATAAAAGAAACAAAAATTGTTAAAAATCAAATAACAAGGTCTCAAGGATTTCATACATCACAGTTAGCAAGTGAATTAGGTAATGTAATGCCTAGTGGTGCAATTATAGCTTCAGGATTATCTGAACTTGCAATACAAGCACCTGAAATAAAACAAGTAGTAGATTCATACTTAGAACAACAAGCATCAATATCTAAAAAAATTAGAGATGCAGGAAGAAGTTTTGTAAGAACAGCTTTTGTTGCTGCAGATTCATTAGCAGAGGCTGTTATTAAAAGACCTTTTCAAGCTGCTGCAGCTACACATGTGCAAAGAGGTGACAATCCTATTCTTGCTTTAGGTGGACCATTACTTGGTTTTCTTACAGACCCATTTACAAGAGATGAGGGTGAAGAATCTTTTTACAAAAAATATAGAGAAAACAAAGAACAACTAGGTAAGACAGTATTTGGTAGAGCAATAGAAGAGTTGACAGCAGGAAACAATGTTAACTTAGGTGCAGGTTTTTTTGGAAATAGTGATGTTGCAGAAAACATGGATATATTTAGAGCCATTGTAGATTCTACTGATGATGAACAGGTTATAGCACAAGCAAGAAATATTATTGAAGAACAATTAGGTAAACCAATAACTATAGAAGAAAGACAAGATGTAAATAGTTTATTAGCACAAGATGGATATATATTATCTCCAGGCACAGCAGTAGCTGCAAATGTATTTGAACCAGGAACAAAAGGTTTTAACATTATGTCAGGAACAATCGACTTTGGTGTTACTGCAGGATTAGACCCACTTAACTTTGTTGGTTTAGGTATTGGAAAAATAGGCAAAGCAAAAAAAGCATTTAAAACAGGTGAATCATTACAAGGTGTTGGAATTGTAGATAAAGCTATTAGAAAAACAGTTCATCAACCTACTGCAGATGATTATTTTTTGAGAGGACCGGGTAGACAAATTGCTGAACTAATGGGTAAAGAAACAAATGTAAAGAATATACAAAAAATATTTGGAAAAAATAAAGATGCTATTCCACATGAATTGTATAGAGAATTAGCAGATGCAAATACAGAAGGTGTAATTAATGCACTAAGAAGAGAAATATCAAGAGGAACTATTACTGAAAGATTTGACCCTACATCAGCTATATTTAATGGCAAGTTTTCTACAACATTAGGCAAAATGTTTGACCCTGAGTTTGGAGATTTAGGATTAAAAGCAGTAGTAAAAAAACAATGGGAGGGTACACCTATTGTACGTATGATGGGAGATTTACCTCCAGTAAACCTTAATGTTAAAAACTTAGATGAAGCATATGACCAACTAAATGAATTTATGGATGGTGTAGGTATTGCTGTAGAAAAACAAGATGAACTATTAAGAGGATTTGTAGATATAACATCTGAAGTCAAAGGTAAAGGTGCAAATCCAAACGAAGCTATACCTAGTTATGGTATTGTATCTAAAGTATTTAAATTTTTAAATGATGAAGTATTTCCTGCTACAGATGAAGTATTAGGTGAAGGATATGTAGGCAGAGCATTTGAAAAGTTTGAAGCAGATACATCTAAGATGAGAGATTACTTTCACGATGAGTTAGGTAATCCTGAAATATTTCTTGGTGCAAAAACAGATATTATTATAGATGGAAAACTACAAGTACAACCAACAGCACATTTGTTTGCTGAATATTTTGATGGAAATATATTTTTACCTGGTGGTAGAGATTTAGCAAGAATTGTAGGTAATACAAGAAATGCTTTTTGGAGACTTCTTGGAGGAAGAAAACTTACTGGTAAAGATTTAACAAGAGAAAGATTTATAAAAATGCAGTCTGAAGATTCTAACTTTGTAGCTAAGAATTTGTCTAAATTATTTTATGGAGTTGACCCTGATGGTGTAAGAGTTACAGAAGGTGCATTAACACAGATAGCAGATACTTATATGCAAGCCTTGTGGAAACCTTTTATTCTTCTCAGAGCTGCTTGGACATCAAGAGTTGTAGGAGAAGAGCAATTAAGAATGTGGGCAGCAGATAGAACAAGCGTATTTAGTCATCCTATATCACATATTGCATGGGTAT